GCTAGTTTTGCCTGTACTGATGCTTTGTCAGCTGCAACCTTTGCATCTTGTTCAGCCTTCCACGCATCATATTGAGCAAATCCTGCCTCAAATTGTGCCTTAGTGATTGGCTGGGCTTCAATAAATTCAATACCTTCATAAGTATCGCCAACTTGGACATAACCGCCATTTGGAATTAACATTCCTAGGACTTCATACGATTGAGCCATTATGCACCTATTTCCATGAGAATAATTTGACTTGTATTGGAATTAACTTGAAAAATTAAACTTCCTGTGTCGTTGTTAGCCTGCACCTTGTAAGTGGTCGCGGATGTTGTTGCGGGCGAATCTAAATAATTAAAAGCGAAAGTCTGTCTCATGCCAATTTCTGTAATGTCCTGACCATACATACTAAAAAAATTGCCGTCATCCATGACAAATACATCTGTTGCGCCTCTCATAATTTTTGCATTTGCATTATTGTAGCGCGCACCAGCCCCGCCACCTGAAGCAGATAAACGAATAGCTGCGGTTATCATAACAAGAATTTTTGATGTAGCCAATGTTGGAGTGATTGTAGCGGTAATAGTTGTATCAGTGTAACTTGCAGTTGTTAAAGTAGTTTGAGTTGTAGTTGTTGCTGATACAACCTGAAGCAATTTTCCGCCGCCTGCTGGTGCAGCCCATGCGGGAACACCGCCTGCAACAGTGAGAACTTGACCAGTCGTGCCAACACCTAAACGCGTATTTGTGTTAGCCGTTGCTGATGAATAAGCAAGATCGCCAAGTGTTGTGCCAGGTTGCAAAGCTTTTAATCGTGTATCAACGCCCTGAAGCGCAACGTCAAAATCGGCTGGTAGATCTGTCACCAAATCGGTTGCAGTCGGCAGAACAAAGCCATAGTTTGTTGTTGGATTAGCCATAAGTATTTCCTTTCGTTATGAGACTATTGTGGCATATTGCCACTCTAAAGTCGGCGACACGGTGTTCCATGCTTCTACTATTGGCACATCGTTCCAGCGCATAGCTTGTAGTGAATAAGCCAATGGCGACATAAGCAAGGTGACATCTAGTTGATTGTACGAAGCTCTAAAAGTCCAGCCCTCAACAAATCCTTGGAAGGTTCCGGACGACATATTTGTCGGTAGGTCATTAAGAGCTATTGGCTGACCCATAAAGATGTTAATCAGAGCGTTACGATCGCCGTTGTCTAGCTCTGGATTGGTCAAGGCGTAAGTAATGGAATCAAAGATTGGCTGCGGATAAGCTCGCAGTGCCAGATAGAACGCAGCTTGATCTTCAGCATCGTGTGAGTGTCGCAAGGTGGTTGTAAAGATTTGTGATAAATCGCCATAAAGTGCAATCGATGTTGGATCTGTGTCGCTGACTTGATGTGTCGAGTTTTGGCCATAGCTGATAGTGATGTCGTTTCTGACATCGCCTGCCCTTGTCTTGATGGTTATGCCTTGCCCTAGCGCGTGATTGGCAGTGAGATCCGTGTATCCGTTAGCTGCAAGGTAATTCGTTCGATGTGTCGAATCTGCATAGGAGATAAGGCCGGACGCGTCTTCATATAAATAACCTAATCCGCTACTGGCGAGCGCGGCGACTAAGTCATAGATAATGATGCGATCTGATGAGCGTTGTGCCAACTCATAATTGCCTGGAGTGTCAATTTCGCCTAGTCCGTTATTTTCAGCATCTTGCCATTGAACAGTCGGATCATAAGTCGCCCACGTAAGAGCTGCTGGAACTTGTTGCCATTGAGCCAATAAGACTTCGCGCAAGATTGTTTCTATCTGGTCGCCATCAAAGTCATGAGACAAGACGCCGTCTGTGAGAGCCTTCTGAAGCCTTGCAAGGGCTCCCAGAGCCGTGATGGTGACTTCTTGAGTGTAAGCCGTTGAACCGACTTGAGACACGCTCACAGAAATGTCCACGATTGAGCCGCCAAAGATTGGCACATAGACGGCCGATGTGTCCTGCACTTCAATCGAGATTGTGTCGTTGATTTCATAAGGTAATGCAGCTTGATTGAAGATAATGAGATTGACCGAGCAATAACCAGCTTGAGCCTGCTCATAGATATTTGTGCGCCCTGACGTAATAGTCAGATTGGCCAGCACCGAATCGGTGACATCAGTGCCAGCGATTTCAACGCGCCAGACGGGAGCCCATTGGGTCATTAGATTGCCTGAAGTGCGGACGCTCCGCCAGTGCCACGATAGAACGAATCATTGAGAGTCTTGACGATTGTGCGTGCCGTACCTTCGGCATCGATTGCTCCATTGACTGTGAGATTGATCCGTGCAGCGTTCTGAGAATCTGTAAAGCCGCCACCGCCTTGAGCAGCTAAACGAGCCGCATTCTGTGAATCCGTAAATGCACCGCCTGCTCTAGCTGCACTAGCAACTGCCGTCGCGATGCCTGATGCTACTTTGGACGTTGTTCCGCCACCACTACTGCCACCAGAACCGCCTGAGCTTCCGCCACCGGTAATTCCACCCGTACTGCCGCCACTTAAGCCGCCACCGCTAATAGCTCCCGGTGCGCCACCGACTGCAAATTGTGTTTCGCCTTCATTTCTATTTGCTAGAGCATTTCCAGCAGCTAGAACACCAGCCGCAAGTGCAACGGCTCCAACACCTAACAAAGGATTAAGTGCGAATGCAGTAGCAATACCAGCCAGAATTGCCGATGCTTTCAAAGCGTTATATGCGACAATCAATGTCTTTATCAATGCAATCGTCGCCGTGACACCGGCGGCAATCTTAGAAACAACAAAGACTGTTCCAATGACAATCGCCACTGCAATCAATTCATCTTTTAGATCAATGACGGTGTCAATGACGCCTCTGACCTTTTTGCCCCATTCAACCGCTTTTTTCTGTGATTCCGAAAGACCTTCAGCCAGGCTATCTTGGCCAGTTAATCCGGCAACAAATGATTCAATTGCCGGAACTACCGACACGATAATGAAATCTGCTAATTCTTTAACTACTGGCAATAGAGCTGCGCCGATTGCTTCTTTCGATTCACTGACCGCAATTGTGATTTGTTGAAACTTAAACGCAGCCGTTTCTGATTGGTTTTCAATAAATCCATCAAATGTTTTATTAAGCAGTTGTTGCGTTTCATCGAATGTCAATGTTGCTAAAGTTGTTTTATCAATGCCAATGCCTAATTTGCTAAGTGCAGTATTGGAACCTTCATAGGCTTTTCCGAGAGCGTTTGTGACCGCTTCTAATGGCTTGCCCGTTGCCACGGATATTTCTTGGCTTAATGTGAGCAATTCTTGTGATTTGGTCAGATCACCAGTTGCACGCAATAAACGTGATAAGGCCGGACGCAGAACGTCGTCTGTTGTAGCCGTAGCAATAGATTGCTTTGTAATGTATTTATCTATGCCGGCAATCTGTTCGGCCGTTGCGTTTGTAGTGTTGCGGATAGTTTCTTGCAGCTTAGTTTGTGCAGTCTCATCTTCTGCGGCGGCCTTAACTGCGGCCAATGCAAATGCACCGATGGCAGCTCCGGCAATACCGAAGGCAACGGCGGCTTTCTTGCCAAAGTCTCCTACCTTGTCTGCAAAGGTTTCGACTTCTGCCTGTGAGCCTTTTATGCCTTTTTTGAGATCATCAAAGTCAGCATCGAAGGTTATCTTGACCTTTGGAATGCCTGCCATTATTTGAGCCCCAAATCGTTAATGATTCCCGTGACGATAGAAATATACTCCTGCGCAACGACTGGAGTGTAGAAGTCCACGCTTTTATTCAACCAATATCCTTCGCGATTATATGGAACCTTGAATCGGTTTGTGTATTTGCGTTGAGCTCTATCAACGCCTGGACGCGATCCATATTCTGAGCCCCACAGAAGTGCGCCGGCTGGAGCTTGAGTGCGTCCAACCTTTGCGCCTTTGCCACTCTTACTTGGTCGTCCACCATAAGCGCGACCGACTTTCTTTGCTCCACCAATATCGACGCGGATCAATCGATCGCGTGGAGTGACGATTGATTGCAAGACTAGCTTTGTCTGTGGAGTCGGTGAGCCATGCCCGAACATCATAATCTGGCCAGCTAGTCGTTTTGATAGCGGCTGAGCTGCATCACGGACTCGACCCTGCGTTTCTTTGTCTAGCAGATTAAGTGTTGAAATTAGATTCTTTAACGCATAAGGCTCGACTTCAATGCGAAAGGTTCCCTGACCCTTCGTCGCCTTAAACGCCATTCCGCTTCTCCAATATCTCAATCGCCGTCAAGATGTCGTCTGCCGAAGTCCATTCTCCCATCGGTATGCCTGTCGCAATAGCGACTTCAACCAATAATCGACTTACACTTCCGACTCTGTGACTTTTGGGTCGTTGTCTCCCACCTGCACATCTGCCACTGTTTCGCACCAGACTTCATAGCCCTTGACTGGCTTTCCACCAGCTTCACGTTTCATCGCATTCCACGCAAGGAAGAGAAGATCAGAGATTCCGATCTTCTCCTGCGCCTGCGAAATTGTGTTGCCCGTAAGTTTCTCCCAACGAGCCCACTCTGGCGGCTGCGCCGTGTAGGTTGCAGATTCGCCGGACATGTATTCGATTGTGATTGGTAGTTTCATTATGTGCTCCCGTTTCTCTTTCGATTAGCTAATTGTTAAAACTGGTGTTGATGCGCAAAGCATCGCCCAAGAATCAGTTTGTGCATCTGGAGCTGCGCCGCCAGCAGTTGGAGCTACTGGGAATGCAGTGCCAGCGAATGATGCGCCAGTAGCTGAGACGAGTGTGAATGCAAGTGCAGTGTTAGGAGCAGAAGTGAACGCAGTCCACATTGCTTCAAAGAGTGATGAAGTTGCGCCCCAGTCTGCAAGAAGCTCGACATTAAGTGTCCATTGATCATCAATGTGCTTATAGGCTTTTCCATCAAGTGTCTGATATGTCGTGATGACTGGTGCATTGACTAGCGTGACCGCCGTTGTCTGTGCGTCATAATTGACAGTCGCAAGGGTGAAGGTTATGTCGCGACCGGTGACGATTGTTGTTGGCATTTCTT